AAACAATTCGTAGTAGCAAACACAGTTGAGTTGATGGATATTATAAGTTCTGATCTTGATGAAATTAATATTTCACTTGATACAGCATTTTGGACAACAGGACATTTATATCTTGGTGCTATAGATGAAAATTTTAAAGCAGCAATCTTTTCTGGAAAAAATTTAGAAGCTGAACTTGAAACAAAAGAGCAAGAGATATTTCCAGGTCTTAGAGCTAATATAACTGGTGTTAGACCAATAGTAGATGCAAATGCAAATGTAACTATTAAAACTAGAGATAGATTAGTTGATACTGTTACAACTTCTGCATCAAGTTCAATGAACGACACAGGCATAAATCCTGTAAGACAAAGTGGTAGATATTTTAGAGCAAATGTAAAAATACCAGCAGAGAGTATTTGGACTAATGCACAAGGAATTGATTTAACTGCAAGTCAAGGTGGATCAAGATAATGAGTGATAAGATTGATATAGATAACATTAGATATTCAATTGAAACTCAAGAGTTTTTTCAAAGACAAGTAGAAGAAGCTGTAAATACATTAATTAATAAAAACAATACTGAAAGCGATAAGGCTTTTAGTTGGTTTATGAATTAGGAGCAACATGACAACAAACATTAAAGATTATTCAACAACTCAATCAAGCAACACTACATTAAATTCTATTGATGTAAATGAGGGTATGCTTCCTAGTAATTTGAACAATGCTATCAGAGCATTGATGAAAAATACTAGAGATTGGGCAAATGACAGTCAATGGTTTGAATATGGTGATGGCTCTGGTGCTTATACTTCTGCTTGGGTTTCAACAACTCAATTTACTATTGCTAGTTCAGCAGATATTAGTGCGATCTATCATGTTGGTAGAAGATTAAAAGTTTTAAAAGCAGATGCTAGTCTTGTTTATGGATCAATAACTGCAACTTCAAACAATGGTACTTTACAATCAATCACAGCTACTTTTGATAGTGGTAACTTAGGTTCGTCAACAAACGCATTAAGAATTTATATTGGTGCTTTATCAAAAACTAATTCATCTATTCCAACAGAAATTATTGGAACATCTAATTTAGCTGATGGTTCAGTTACACTTGCTAAACTTGCAGCAGACTCTGTAAATGGAACTAAAATTGCAGATGATAGTATAAACTCTGAGCATTACGTTGACGCATCAATTGACACAGCTCATATTGCTGACGCACAAATTACAACAGCTAAAATTACTGATGGTAATGTAACCCTTGCTAAAATGGCAGCAGACTCAGTTAATGGATCAAAGATAGCTGACGATAGTATAAATTCCGAACATTACGTTGATGGGAGCATAGATACTGCACACATAGCAGATTCACAAATTACAACTGCTAAGATTGCAGACTCACAAATCACTTCTGCTAAAATTACTGATGGTGCAATTGTTAATGCAGACATAAATGCTTCTGCTGCAATCGCAGCAACTAAAATACATGATGGTACAATTTCTAACACAGAGTTTGGACATCTAAATGGTGTAAGCTCAAATATTCAAGATCAAATAGATGCTAAAGGTGCATCTAATGCTAACTTAACAGCGATTGGTAACTTAGCAAAAACTGATGGCAATATTATTGTTGGTAATGGTTCAACTTGGGTTGCTGAAAATGGTGGTACTGCTAGAACTTCTTTAGGACTAGGAACTATCTCAACACAAGCTGCTAATAGTGTTTCTATATCTGGTGGATCAATTACTGGACTTGGAACTCCATCTTCAAACTCAGATGCTGCAACAAAAGTTTATGTAGATAATTTAGTTACAGGATTAAAAACTAGAATTATTACAAGGGTTGCTACAACAGGAAATATTAATTTATCAAATGCTTTAGAAAATGGAGATACCCTAGATGGTATTACACTTGCTACAGGAAATAAAATTTTAGTAAAAGATCAAACAGATGCTACAGAAAATGGTATTTAAGATGTAGTAGCTAGTGGTGCTGCTTCAAGAAATACAGAGTTTAATACAGTTGCAGAACTTGCA